CCGTTAAGCTCGGTGATGATCGCCTTCATTTCCTCCTGTGTTTCCACAGTTTGGTCAGTCTGCGAAGCAAGCTGTTGTAGGCGGCTCACCAACGCAAGGGTTGTACCCTCATTAAAGCTTATTTCCTCATAGGCATCCCGGTTCGATTGGAGCATTTCCTGCATGCTTTGGCTTGCGGCATCGCTCTCCTCGACATACTCTTGCAGAGTTTGCTTGCTGTTAATAAACGAATCGTTCAGCTCGTCAATCTGCCAAGCAAGGTACATAGCTTCTTCCGAAGTTTCACCGTAGGTTTCGCACACAGCGCTGTACTCAGCACGCATATCCTGCAGCTGATAATAGTCCTCCCGGGAAGCCTCTGTCATACCACGCACGGCAGCTGCTTCCTCGTCGGCGGCTTCTGCAAGTCCAACGATTACACCAGTCAGCGCTGCGACGCCGGCGACAACAGCCATAATAACGCCAACGCCAGGAATCGAAGCTGTAAACAGTTTCATCAGCGGAATGACAACCTTGGTGATCGCTGCATAAGCAGTAAGGGCGGCAGTGCCTGCGGCCAATGCTGCAACGAAAGCAAGGATGCCCTTTGCCAACGCAGGGTTCTGCTGGATGAACTGATCGAGCATAGCGAAGATCTCACCGCCCAGGGTATAAAGGGATCTCATTTCCGAGTTGTACAGATCGCCAAGAGTGATCTGTAATCCCTCCCAAGCGGAGTTCATGATCGCAAGATCGCCGTTGAGGTTATCCAGCTTGATTGCCGCCATCTTGGAAGCTGCGCCGGTACAGCTGTTAATGCTATCCGTCAAAGATGCATAGTCTGCGTCCGTAGCATTCAAGATTGCCAAAAGGCCGTTGTAACCTCTTGCGCCGGCAATCGTCATGGCGTTGTTAACTCGCTCCGCTTCGGTCATTTGATCGAAGTAATACCGGAGTTCGTCAATCGTGCCACTAAAGTCCTTCATAGTGCCGTCTGCCTGGATCGCAGAATATTCATACTCACCAAACGCAGCACCGGTGATGGTAACACCCTCCAACAGACCGTTGAAGGTGTTTTTCAGTGCGGTACCGGCAATGCTGCCCTTGATACCGCTATTTGCCATAAGCCCAACCGCAACCGCCACATCTTCCACACTGTAGCCCAGAGCGCCGGCAATGGAAGCAGACATCTTGAAGGTCTCGCCCATGACAGACACGCTGGTGTTGGAATTTGTTGCAGCTGCAGCAAGGACATCTGCAAAACGAGCCGTATCCGCCGCAGTTAGACCAAACGCCGTAAGGTTATCGGTAACGATATCCGACACCAGGGCAAGATCTTCGCCGGACGCAGCTGCTAATTGCAAAACGCCATCGATGCCGCTGACCATATCTGCTGCATCCCAACCGGCCATAGCCATGTAACCCATAGCATCGGCGGATTGCTGGGCAGTGAATACAGTTGTAGCACCGAGTTCCTTTGCGGTGGCGGTAAGTACCGCAAGCTCTTCTGCGGTAGCGCCGGAAAGAGCCTCCACATTGGACATACCCGCTTCGAAATCGCCGGATACGGTAACGCATTCCATATAGGCTTCGACGATTTCCTTTAGCGCCTCGGCAATGCCAGCAGAGGCGATTGCCGTTTGAATAGCACCAAAGGCCGCCGACGCTTGCTCACCAAATCCGGTGGCACTGTCGGCAGCCTCTTCCTGCTTTTCTTTCAGCTCGTCGATTTCCTTGCCCAAGCGGGCGCTCTCACCTTGGAGGTTGTTGGTGTCGACACCGGCCTCGTTGAGTGCGTGGCCCATTTGGTTAAGTTTATCGCTTTGCCGTTCGATAGAAGCGGTGGTTCTCTCGATCTGCTGTTGCTTGGCCAGCAGTTTATTTTCAAGATCGGACGAATACTCGCCCGTTTCCTGGATTTCCCTTTGGATATTGTCATACTGCTGTTGCAGAACGGCCAATTTCTGCCGGGATGCCTCGATAGCACTTTGCTGTTTTTGATACGCAGAAATATCGGACTGTGTTTTGCTTAGGGTTGAGATTTCCTTTTGCATGGCTGCAACTTGGGATTGAGCCTTGCTGAAGGTGCCGTTATAGCTGCTGCCTAACTGGGCGTTCAGCTGAAATAGCATCTCATATTCTTTGCGGCCTGCCGCCATACATCATTCCCTCCTTCTGCAAAATCACGGCTTCTTTTTCCTGCTTTCCAGTACCTCATTATGTGTGTTGATCCATCTGCGCAGATCTACTAACGGCAAAGACAGCCAGTATGGAATCGGCGTATTGCTGACCATAGACAAAACGAAGCACTGTTTACGGAGCCATTTCCCGCCGTCGCAGGTTACAGCCCCTGTTTGAGCAAAAAAGATCGTGCCTTGCTGTGGATCCGCTTGAAGTCAGAAAGCGGGAGTGCCGTCAAGACATCGGATCCTACCCCGGAGGCACGGGAAGCCATGAGCAGCATGAAATCACCACTAAACTCAGCAGCGATCAGCGGCTTGCCCATAGCCTGCATTTCCGCTTCGATCTCCAGAAAGTCCTTGCCGGTCAGCTTTTCAAAATCGAACTCGATCTTTTCATAGGACTTGTCTGCGTACACGAAGGGTTTTGCAAACTCGTGGGTGTAGTTGCCGGTGCTGACCTTTGCTTCCTGTTCAGCGGCCTCAAATTCGTTGGATTTAACCATTTCCATAGTGATACTCCTTTCATAGACAAAGGCCGGGGCGTTTCCGCCCCGGTCAATTTACTTACTTGCCCAGCGCTTTACGCACATCGGCGAGGTAGTCCACGCCGTTGATGTAGCAGATAAAGTTCATCTGGTCGATCTCCTGGACCTTCTTACCGTCAATGTAAGTAGCCCAGTACCGGACGGCATATTCACCGCTGCCATCGGTGGGAGTGGCAGGAGCGACGGTGCCGCCCTTGGTGCTCTTGGGAATGACCACCATTACGTGCTTCACGCTGCGAGTTGCAACGGTGCCCTTAACGGTGTCCTCATCCTGCTGTGCAACACGCAGGTCGATGTTGTGACGCCGGGGCTCTGCCAGGCGCACCACCTGCTTGGTGGTGTTCCGGAAGGACAGGCCCAAAGTCATGGACTCGAAGTGGCCCAGCAGGACCGCTTCAATATTGCCGGCAATGCCTGCGCCGGAAATAGACTGCGTGAGAGATGTCAGGTCAGGCAGAGTGACCTTGGACATACCGAGAAATTCGGTGCTGTCCTCATAAATCGCAAAGTTGATAGTAGACTGATCCATGTGTCATTCTCCTTTCTTAGCCCTGGAGAGCAGAAGTCACATAGCTGGAATCAAACTCCAGAACGAAGTCGATCTCCTGCGCAGGACCAGGGGGCGTGATGTAAACATGAAGCTTGATGATGCCAGCCATGAGGTTGGTCAAGGGGTTCTCGTCCTCGTTCATTTCCACACGGGCACCGAGCAGATAACCCTGGCCGACCAAGCCGTTCAGCCAAATGTTGGCGGTGTCGAGCACCGTATCTATCAGGCGACGGGTCATGGGCTTATCCAGCTTAGACCAGAAGGTCTTGACGAGGGTGTTGCCAACCCATGCAAACATTCTGGAGATCGGGATCATGTAATCCTTAACATCCGTGTTTGCAGGATAGCAACCGGTGTAGTTGCCCCACTCAACCCAACCATTGACGAAGTTCAGTGCGGTGGAAATGCCTGCGCCGTTCAGCAGGTTTGCCTGTGCCAAGGTCAAATTGACCTCGGTACCATCGGCCAGTACCAGACCGTCGCACTTCAGGTTCTTATTGGAGGGAGATTCGTAGGGAATGCCACCGTTATCGGTGTCCACCTGAGCCATCAGACCTGCGGTCTGGGTGGACTTGTGGAAATTGTAGTCGCCGTTGCGCAGCATAGGCCAGCAGACAATCTGATCCTTGTCGGTCATATTGTTGGTAGCCTTCAGCGCAATAGCCTCGGTGTAGGTCTTAGCACCGGTGCTGGAACAGTCCAGGTCGGTAACCGCCTTAGCCTTGAACAGACCATTGATGGAGCCTGCCTTAGCAACCATAGCAGCTGCTACGGCGGGAATATGAGACCAACCGGGAGCGCACAGCAGATCGGGAACAACACCCAAGGTGGTCAGGCACAGTTCCACTGCTTCGATACCAGTAGCCACATCAGCGGCTTCAACGGTACCCGTTACCTTGGAGTAGGCAACATTCACGGAGGCAGCCGCATAGGCAGCGCCATCGGTCAGCAGTTCGATCACCAGGTACTCGCCGTCCACATAGGTGTCGTAGTCGGTACCGGCTACGAGGGCGGTGTTGCCGGACTTCACCACGACGGTAGAAGCAATCGCCTCGATGGGCAGCTTGACCTTATGATCCGCAACAGCCATATCGTCAGCTGCAACGTCTTCTTTCTTGGAGATGTCCAAGACATTGCAGAAAATGACGGGCTGGCAGCAGAACAGCTTGAAATGAGAGTACATAAACTCGCAGAGAGTGTACTTCTTCCAGTCGTCGGAATAGCCCAGCTTATCTACGGCTTCCTTCCAGGAAGTGCAGATCACAGGCACGCCAACAGCAGCCGGATTGGCTGCACTCTGAACAGGTGCGCTACCAATGACGAACGCAACGCCGGATTCTGCGACAACCGGAGTGCTTACACTGGTAGCCTGCTCGGTAGTGTATACACCATGATTCATATTGGAATTTCCTCCTTACTTGATCCCGGCAAGTTTGCGGTAATTGACATACAGCAAATTGCCCGGGGTTTTGACTTTGATACGGTCAACAGGGAGCGTGTTGCCGGACACGATCAGTGTTGCAACAAGCGGGTGCTTTTCAATGACCGGAGCCATTTGGGAAAGCGCTTCCTTTCTTGTGCCACGCAGGATCGTACCGTTCTGGATCACGCCTGCCAATGTCGGACCGATGTAAACAGAAAAGCCTACCTCGGCGGCAGGCTTGGGGGCAGCTTTCTTTGCTGCAGGTTTGGTATTCTTTTCGCTCATAAAACAACCTCTCTCTCGACGGCAGGAAGCTTCCATACGGAGATCATTTCCCCGGCATAATACGGTGCTGTATCGTCCGGGTAAACAAGAGTCTCCAATCCTGCTTCCTTGTCGAGTGTAAACTGATTGCCGATCACGACCTTTTTCAAAAGGCCGATCCGCAGGCGTTCCATCAGGTTAAGGAGCATAAGGCCACCGTCTTGCTCGTTATCGTTATACACGCAGAAGATAGAGCGAACGGTAACCGCAGAACTGTCCCGGTCTCCCGGCACCTGCTTATCGGCGCCGGTTATGATTTGGTGCAATACATAGGGGGCTTTCTTCTTTGCAGACCTGCTGTCCGGCAAACGCATTAAGAACACCTCAGCGGCACGGTGCTTTTGCTCCTTGTCGCCGTCCTGCATACTTGTCGGCATAATAAGATCAGCTGTTGCAGCAAGTGTAAAATCACGCAGCTGCTCCAAAAGGATTACCTTTGTCATACTCAACCTCCCCATCCGTTGAGAACACGAAGGATCTCGTGTTCTACACGGGAATCAAAGGTGGCGCGGATAGTTTCGTCCATCTTCTCCACCACCTGTTCGTTTTGCATCATATGTCCGGTACTTGGACCGTACTTTTGCTCCACAGGAAAACGAGGTGCGCCGACACGCTCAAAAACAGCTGTGCTGCCGAAGATATTGGCAACGAAAGCTCTTTCGAGGGTGGCTGCACCGCCGTTCCTTTTGACCTGTGTTTGCACCAGACCGCTATTGGAGAATTTCGTGTTGAAGGAGAGCAGCGGCAGTACCGTGCCGGCAAAGCCGATGCTCATATCGACAACACCACCGGCACCTCCGGTTATGCGTGTCTTCTGCGTGACATTACGCATAAAAGTGCCTTTGTTGATGGTGTACTCAGCTGCAGCAAATTGACCTGCCCGGGTTTTAGCTGTTTCGCCGGCTCTCTTCATAGCGGAGTATGTAGCTTTCCATACACCGCCCGGAACGCCGGCAAGCAGTTTGTTGATACGGTCAAGACTATTGGCGCCAACTTGATCGATGCGGACGATACTCATTCGTCAACCGCCTCCAATTCGACACGAAGCATTCCCATTTCCGTAACCGAGGAGGCGACATAGAAATGTCGGAAAAATCCTCCGCCGCCTTCCCGGTCGTTAATGGAAATTCTCGCTCCCTTTTCCGGTTGCTTGCCTCCAAGGTCTGATCTGGCACAATGGAGAACCGCCGTAACAAGGAATAGCCCTTGAACATGGTCACTGACGGTTGTGCGCCGGTCTCTCTCTTTCAATCCGGAAAGGACAATAGGAATATCCTCGTAGATCTCCCCATCGTAACGAATGGTTCGCTTTTCGGCGAACTCGTCTTGATTGAGAAAAACATTATGCATATCGGCCGCTACCATGTCCTTGAAACTCATTGCACAGGATCCTCCGGGCTGAGATTGGGCATACCATTGCCCTCATCGTTGCCCTCACCGTCGTCAAGGTCAATGGCGGCGATCAGATCGGCAACCACGCCCTTGTTGGCGCATTCCTCGGGATTCTCGATGCCGAGATCTGCGGCCAGTTTGTCCAGCTCGGGTCTGGTCAGCTTCATCAAATCTTCTTTGACGAAATGACCATCGACGATCTTGGCGATAGGGGGTTCACCCTTTGCGCCCTCATCGTTGCCCTGTGTGCCGGTTTCATCACCGGTAGAGTTAACACCTGTGCCGGGTTCTTCCTGCCCAGCAGGGGGCGTTGCAACCACCGCAGCGGTAACATATACAGCTACCTTGCGGTTAACCAACCGTTCCTCGACCTCTTTGGTCAAGGAAAACGGCAGGTCACTGGAATTTTTCAATCCCTGTTCTGTCCGGCAAGTGCCGGAAATAATCCTGATCATAGCTTACTCCTTTCAAGCGGCAGCCTTAGTCAAAGACTTTCTTTGCAGAAGCCCAGGGGCTGCTGGTCTTGGGAACGAACAGAGGACGGCTGGAGCAGACGGTTTC